TTCTCCACCTTCCATAACATCGGGTTTTATTACATTTTCAAAGTAATAATGTAGCGCGCTGTCTATATCTAACAGGTTTACGTGTTTGCTTTTTACACTATCATTTTCCCTAGATAGTTCTCTACCTCTATTTACCTTTTCAGGTATTGTTTGATTATCTGGATTTATTTTAGGCATTAACTAGACCTCACCCTTTCTATGTTTAATCTAGAAACTTCAGATAAATATGCAGTGCAAACAACTGAATGATTATTTTCTTGCATTCCAGCAACCAACTGATTTTCGTTTATGGATGATATTTCAAAATTTGCGTAGTTCCACTCTATTAGATCTCCAATATCTGGTACATAACCTGCCTCTATCAATGACTGTCTTAAGAAAGAAAATGATACATCTTGATTTGCATCTGGACCAAATTCGTTTGTTTCGAAATCAAAATCTTGAGCCTCTATGATACAGTTTAATCTAACACCTTTTTGGTATGTTCTACCACTAGAAGATTCCCCATATAAGTTCATATTGGTTTCGTACACAGAAACCTTATACGCTGTAACTATTTGATTTATTATTCCGTCTTTAGAAGCCTTAGCATTACCCACTAATTCTTTATTAATGGTATCGAAAAATTCTAAGTCTCTAGATCTTACAAATCTTCCAGCCATTTTTCTATCCTACGTAAATTAATAATGGCACTTTAGTAAGTTTCTCCTGCAACCTAGTACTTTCTTCACTGTCTGCTTCCATCATCATTTTTCTACTAGTTTGTTCTAGAGTCTCTCTTAATTCAGTTATAAGTCCTTCTTTTTCAGTAGCAGCCTCAGATCTTAATGTATCTCCATCCATGGATACTTCTGAGTTTGGTATTGGAATACTACCAAATTTGCTTCTAATATTCCCTAAAAGTTCCTTACACAATGCCAAACCATACTTTCTAATCCACTGTTTTCCTACATCGTTTATGTATTGATATTCCATATTGCTATATGGAGCATTTGAATAGTCTGAAATTACATCAACCGATCCACTGACCCCATTTACTATAAGCGCATTGTCTCTATCTGCTGTCAAGATATAATCGAAGTGTAGCTTAGTATTATCTTTTGGTATTGGAAATATTCTAATTTTGTTGTTGATTAGTGTAAACGAATAAGCAGATTTTCTAATCTGATCGTTAAATTCTATTGCTTGCATTCTTAACAAATCTTCAAACACTGGCATCAATACAAAAGATACTGCTGGAGAATAATCACCAAAACCAAAGCCTTCTACAAAATTAGCTGTACCATATCCTGTTGTTGAATATGGATCGAAGTATTTTGTAACTGCTGCTGGAGGATCGTGATATACTTTCTTTATTTCTATGGCATTTCCAGATTCTGAAACATTTGCCCAAAGAGCATTCAAATCATAATCTTGACTTCCACTTGAAACGTTAATACTTCCCTTTTTCCAGTCTACAAATCCACCTGCACCTGCTTCAGTACCGTACTGTTGACTTAAAAATACGGTTCTACCTAAAGTTGGTGTTACCTTTTTTCCAGTTAAATTAGATCCAGTAGACTGTCCTTGTAAATGTAATAGGTTGTCTCGTATATTAAATTGATTAACTTGGGAACTATATTCAGTTACTGCTTCTTCAAAACATGCATAAAAAGAACCCGATTGTAGCTCTACATCTACTATAGGATAACCTAATCTTTTAGCAGCCCAATCTGCAAATTGATCAGCTGATGATGTAAATTCCGTATCAGTATCATAAAATCCATACGGTGTATCACCAGTCGAGAATGAACTACTACCTTGCCAAATAGCTACGGCCATGATAATATCTCCAATTGAAAACGTTTTCAGGTATAAATATCGTGTTACTGCATTAATAAGGGCAATAAAAAAGGGCTCCAACAGGAGCCCTTTTTATATTTGGTCTATAAATCTAAAAAAATAGATTAAACAAGACCTGAGTCAGCAACGTTGACCAAACCATAGAACTCGCTTCTTACCATCTTCTTGGCATAACGAGTCATTACACCTCTACGTGGTGTAAAGTTGGTCGGATCGTAGACAACTGGTGTCAAGATCAACGGCACATATGGCGCATATACTGCACCAGTTTCTAAGAACTGTGAGCCGCGGAATCCACAAAGAATCTGATCATCTTGTAGATATGGGTTCTTGTACACGTTGAAACGATTGTTCAACAAACCGATTTTTTGCACGCCCATAGCGTATGACTTAGTAACGTCACCATCACTATCTGTAGCAAAACCAGGAATAGACTCAAGGATAGTAGCAACTTCAGGTGAAATCACGATGAAGTTAGCACCACCACGTAGTGTCTTTTTATGGATTGCATTAGATACTGACTGTATCTTGTTACCTAATGTCATGAACCACTCGCCTTTTGTATAAGCGTTAGAGTTAGCAGAAGTTTCAGAGAATATAGAATTCGCTGAATCGTACTCATATCCAACTTTAGCGGACCAGTTTTCAGTCTTAGCAGAAGCATTAGACTTTAACATGTCAATGATCTCAAGATCAATTTCCATGGTTACGTACTCAGACAGCAATGCTGTCAATTCAGCCTCAGCGTCTACAGCGTGGTAAGCGTTAAGGTCTTGTGCTAGTTCTGGTGTCCAGATAGCTTTTAACTTACGAGTTTTCGCTGTAATAGCGATAGATCTCATTTGTATATCAACTTCTGGTATACCAACGTTAGCTTCTTCAGGATTAGATCCTTCAGAGTTTGATGATACTTCAAAATCACCACGAGTCGTATCTGTTGGAGCTTTATGATAAGCTACATGGATAGATTCGTCAGATCCAGAAAGATTCGCCTGTGCTGGATCAACAATAAAGTTGATAAAGCCAGTAGATGAATCATAGCTTGTAAAAGCAGGATAGAATGCAGTTAGGCTGTTAATGCCAGAACCTGTAATCGCAAATGCTTTTACACCATCTAGATCAGGTGCGGTTAACTGTGATGATGATACAATAAGCTTGACTAAGCTACCTGCTGCAGCACTTGCAGAAAGGTTAGCGTCAAATCTTACGTCTGCTACTGAAACAGAAGCAGTTGTATACATTACATCAGCAGTTGCGTCATTGATTGAGTAACCCCATTTTCCTGCGCCATAAAGGCCACCTGCAGGATCGCCAGAAGCGGAGGTGTTACCGTGTAAGTCAGCACCTTTAGTATGTAAAGCGCCAGCTTGTTGTGTTGAACCATACTTGAAGTCTAGATAGAAAATAAGACCACTTGGTAGGTTCATGGGCTGTACAGAAACAAATTCCTGTGCAGAGAGTTCAGCAAAAATTCTACGAACAAGAGGTAGAGCAACACCGCTCCACTGTTCTTGGTTAGCAGAAGTTCCCACGTTTGAAGCTTCGTCGATTAACTGCTTAGCTTGGTTTTCCAAGAGCACAGCCATACCAGTTACTTCAGATTCATTTTTAAGTCCTTCTAGGAGACCAGTTGGTTCCCACTTATTGACCAATTTACGTGAGGAAGCTAAAAGCTCATTATGAGGATTGTATCCGCCCATTACGTCTTTTATTTCATTACTGAAAGACATGTCGTTTCTCCATTAAATAATGTTAGCTAGTTTCTTCATACGAGATTGAAAATCCGTACTTTCACCGATTATTGATACTTTCTTGGACTTTGTAGAAGCTACAGGCTTAGAAGATTTGCTTACACGCTTAGCAGATTCGTTAACAGACTTACGATTCATTGACTCAGCAAATGTAGTATAAACAAGTTTAACTTCGCGAACATTAGCTGCTCTGTCAAACTGCTCAATAACTTTCATCTTTTGAGCTTCAGATACGTTTCTGCTTCTGAATAGCTTGTTAGTGTATAATAGCTTTGCGTTAAGAAGATTAACCTCAGAAAGCTTATCTTTTAGATAAGATACTGTTTGCTTGTACTCTTCGAGTTCAGCAGCTGGTACCATAGCTTCTTCAGCTTTTTCTTCTTCATCTTCGTCTTCCATTCCTTCTTCTTCAGTTAGGGCTTTGATGATTTCGTCAAGATCGATTTCTTCGTCGTCCATTCCTTTTTCTTCGTCGTCCATGTGCTCACCTTCTTTCATCTCTTCATCTTCGTCATCCATGTGCTCACCTTCTTTCATCTCTTCGTCTTCATCTTCCATTCCTTCGCCTTCTTTCATCTCTTCGTCATCTTCGTCATTCATTTCGGCTTCTAACTGACGTAGTACTTCTTCGAGGTCGTCGTCTTCGTCATCCATGTGCTCACCTTCTTCAACGTCTTCGTCTTCGTCGTGACCGTGAGACATTTCTTTCATGTCGTCATCCTCGTCTTCCATACCGTATCCTTCGCCCATAGGCTGATCAGGGGCTTTTTCAAGATTTTCATCTTCGCTGCCACCTTCTTCATCAGAACCTTCAGACTCTGGACCCTGTCCAATGCCAGAAGTATCGCCTGCATCACCAGCAGGCTCTTTGTTATCGCTAGCTCCGATTTCGGAAGAGTCCATTTCTTCATCCATTTTCTCTTCTTCATCTTCACCGTGATAACCTTCATCGGCTTTTTCCTCATCCTCGCCTTCCATTTCAGCTTGTAGCTTCTTAGAAAGCATTGATTTCAGATGTGGGGTAAAGGCCTCTTCGAGGGCTATCTTAGCATTTGCCAATGCGGTTTCGCGTACAGCTTTAGCGTCAGCAATTGCTTCTTTTAATAGTTTATCCATTAGGATTCTCCCTTAAAGAGATTATATAGTTATTTGGAACTATAATCTGATTCGATTATCTAGGAACACCTAACGAATGTAGGTGCATTTTATTTTTATATAAGTATGGTATAATATATTTAAAGTTCAGCTTTTTTTGACCTAATTTGAGCCCTAAGTCTACCCTTAGCCCGCCTATCTCTTTTTATAGCTGAAGGTTTAACATAAAACTGTCTTTGCTGTAATTCATGCAGTATGCCTGAATCTTTTACTTTTTTCTTAAATTTTCTAAGTGCGAATTCGTACTTGTTATTTATAACCTTAACTGATATTGCCATCTTTACCTCTATAAATTATTTTTAATCCAATTTTCTTTGAT